CCCTTCTTTTAAGCCCATTTCTTCCGTTTCCTTATCTGGAGTTAATTTGACAATTGTTCCCGTTTCACTTAGCTGACTATACTTGTCGGGAATGATAATACTCCCCATGTTCTTTGTCCTGTCATCCACCTTAACATAGAATCGCCCAGGTAAAGGTTTAATTTTGTCAAGAATTAAATCGCTCATAATTCCTCCTTTCCTCTCTCGGTTTCTGAAATGTCAATATCCATATCGCTCTCATCACGCTTGCGATAATACCAATTATAAAGCTCTGAAGTCCACCATTTGCCATCCCTCTTAGTCATGTTAGACATGGGATGAAGCAACCCATATCCAGCATACACGCTGGAAACACAAGTCAAGATATTGTTTCCCCCAACGCTTCCATTAATCTGTTCGCCGCCTTCAAACTCATCTGAACCAGCAGAAGTAAAAGTAATTGTTCCAGCGGCATCACCATTTGTCCATGACCCCGAACAAACAGAAACACTAGCCACTTTTGCAGTTGTCCCTGAGCTAGCCCCCGTTAATGTTTCCCCAACTTGCGGCTTAGTAGAACCGCTTTTAAAGTGCATCTGATATTTCTTTACAAATTTCCCTGTCCATGGAGCATCATGCCATTTTTCGCCCTTGGCATCTGTCTCTTTTATGTCAAGATTTAATTTAAGCATCTAAAAAAGCCCCTTGCCATTTATAGCCTTAAGCTCTGGACGATGATTTTCACCATAATCAACGCCCAATTCTTTGCATTCTTTTCTTGTTAATCCCTTAGTTGCCACTTTCAACGACTGTGCTAAATTAGGATAAGCACCATCCAAAAATGCCGAAGCACTCATAAACTCTACTCCATTACCCCCTTTTATTTTGTCATATCTAATCATATGCCCCATTTGATTAGAACTTGCCCGCCTAAAAGCAATATTCCAGCCTTTGCCTATCAATCCCTTAGCTTCCCCCTTATAGTCCGCCCCGTCAGCCGAGGCGCAAAATCTAGATTTACTAGTATCATAAAGCTCTCTCATCTCTGTCCCTGACCGTAAAAATCGCTTCAATGTTTCAACTGAATTAACTCCATGCCAGAAAATCCATATCCCAAGGTCAGTAAATTCTAACAACCTCGATGAATCGAATTTCTCTATTGCAATACGCCCATAAGGAACTCCCAACGAGACAAGCTTGTTTATGCACTTTTTATACCACTTAACAAGTGACCCAACATTCCCCTTAGTTGGCTCATTAACTAATTCCCAGATAACATAATCATTATCAAAGAATTTAACCATGTTCTCTATGTATTTAAGAAATGCCTCTATTGTCTTTGGGTCATCATAAAATCTCTTAACATCATCCGTGGTGTTATTGATATTGTTCTTCTTATTGAATGGACAAGTCGCCCATCTGTGATGCTTTATCGAGGACGCTAGGCAAATAATAGTCGTTACCTTGCGTCTATGGAAAGAATCAAGCCTTTTCTTTATCTTGCTAATATAAGTCTCATCCAGCTTAGTTAAATCATATTTCCCATTTTTTGTGGGAAAAGGAATAAAAGAATGCGTAACATAAAACTTGTCTTCAGCAATATACGCAAAGAATCTAATGGCATTAATATATTTTGCCATCTCGTCAGCTAGCTTGTCCCAAATTTTATAGGTAAAATCGGGAGCTTTCCATTTCATTGCCAGATTCTCATACCCATGAGACCAGCCAATAAGATACTTGACTTTATCCAATGGAAATTGACAAATGCTTATCTTCTCTTTCTTCTTTTTAGGCTCTTGAGGTTTTTCTTCTTTATATGAATCTGTAAAATATTTCTTTTTTAATAATTTTTTACAGACTTCTATAAGTCGGCACTTGATAAATCTCAAGAACCTTCTAAACATCATCCCTTCCTCCCCAATATCCGAGTGCTTCAAGTTGTTTCTCAATCTCTTTATCTTCTTCCGCCCATTCTTCATATCGAGGATAAAAAAGATTAGCACCATTTCGTTGCTCAATTATTTCTTTAAGATACCTTGGCTCATCTTCCACATAAAACCGCACAAACCAAGCACATTTTGGACACTTGAATCCCATGCTATTAGATGGCTTGCTAGTCGCCCATGACCAAACATTTTCTATTAAAATATGACTAAATCTAAGAACCATCTTAGACCCGCAGAAACGACATTTAATATCGAATAGTGGCTCATGCCCAATAATATCATTAGTCCGCCGCCAAGTCGTATTAATTAGTGGAAATACCTTATTTTTCTTTTGAAATCTCGTCGCTAATCTTTTTATAAAGTTTCTCATATTGACTCCTTGATATGGCCACACCAAAGACATCCCAACTGCCACATTTAGGACAAAACATCCCAACATCCATAGCAAAACTTCTCTCTTTTAATCCTGAAACTTCAAAATTATGAACCACAGCATTAGAAAATTCCATAGATGTTCCACAAAACCAACAATGGGGCGTAAACTTACATCGTAGTCCGCCCGTTTCCTTGTCTTCTACCCAATAATTCATCTGAATAACAAAAAGGGGGCAGGAAACCCACCCCCTTAATTTTAAGTCGAAACCGTAGCAGTATTGGTGCTGAGGTTAATTACATACCAATTTGTGCCATCACTGAACGCTAAAGCACAAGCACCAATTTTCTCGGACGATGTCGAATAAGCAACCGAGTCAGCCGCCGCATCATTGAAAGTGATAATCTTGTCAGTTGTGCCGTAAGTAATAGTCATGTTTTGGTCTGCCTTATTTACGAATAAATAAAACAAACCATCAGCCGCAGCAGGGAGAGTAAAAGAAAGAGCACCTGAACCATTAGCAATGAAAATCGTCCCTGTATCAGCCGCAGTAACATTGTAATTGCCCGTCTTGGCTGTAATCTTTACCTTGAATTTTGACAATTCACCCGTTACACCAAGGTCGCCACCAACATTTACATCACCCGAAAAAGTATATGTCGAAGATGAATTGGGAACTATAATAGCCATGTTTTTCCTCCTTTAAAAAGATGGCAGACGCACCGCCTTATAAACTCATGTTAAATATCGGCAAAATGCTCTCTTTGATAAAGATAAGACATTCGCCGATGTAACCAAGCATGGAAAGAATTGCTACAAATCAAAAGATTTTTATTGCGGTCATCCATCGTATCTCCATTAATATGATGGACAACTTCACCTTTTTTTAGCTTTCTTCCCAATGCTTTTTCCGCTATAATTCTACTTCTTTTGCGATATTTACCCGTTGCTACCTTCAACATCATGTAATAATTATCTAACCTCCCCTTTAAAAGTTTTTGACCATTCTTCCAATTGTAAGCCCTTTCACCAAGATGAGCTTCAGATAATTTGCGACAATGTTCTTCACTATGATGTTTCCCAAACGCCCAATGATTTTCTCCTCTTATATTTTCCGAATACCACTTGTCAAAACATTCTCTAGAACAAAAATGATGTTTTCTTCTATTAACCTCATAAGTTCTTCTTGTAAATTCTTTTCCGCAATAATCACATTTAACTTTAATTCGCCGCCTCTTATTTTCATACCCACATTCAATAGAGCAGAATTTGCGTTTACTACTCCTCGTCTTAAACTGTTTTCCACACTGTAAGCAAGTTTTTATCATGAGCCCATAAAGCGATGCGTCTGCCTTAACTTATTTTAAATCAACAAGTTACAGAAATCATGTGTTGCCGAAGAAAGCAAATCTCGGGTCACTCACGCCGTATTTGAAATACTGAAGTGACAAGACAATGGTGTCCAGCGTAGTGTCAGGAGCATCTTTCACAACAACTTCAGGCGACATGGAAGTCAGCACAAAGTAGCCATAATCAGGATGATTCTTGGCCAACACAATCCACGCAGTAGAGCTGGTTAAACGGATAGAACTAAAAACATCAATCCAGCCCTTGTAGTAGTTAAAAGTGTTGCTGATTTCCTGAGGCACTCTCTCTGACTTCACAATTTCTAAGGCCGTCCGTTCAAGTTGATAATTCACAACTAATAGGTCGGGCTTGGTGCTGAAAACATTAGCTTGGTCATCATACATATAGGCGAAATAGTTTTTCGCACTATCAAGAGCAGAATAGCTCAAAGATGAAGCAAGATAGTTATCGTAGGTCGTTCCAGCGTCATCCAAGCAGGTATGTGAATTATTAGCGATAGACAACCCGTCAAAGCCCGCAGCATAGGTAGTGCCGGTAGGATTATTCCACATCTTGAAGATTTCCACATCCTTCAACTCAACCATCGCCCGTTTCATAGACTTAGTCAGCTTCTCCATCAGGCCAACTTTATTAAACTTCTTCATCTTGTGAGTGATGCGGAAACCCATCGCATACATCTCCTGTTCATAGTCCTTCACAGAACCGAACTTTGGAGAATAGATAGGGATTTCCTCACCTTCCTCTACCTTACCACCATAAGGCAGACCAGCGAACCGACCAAACCGTTCATACTCATCAGAAGTCTTGAGGTCAAGGCAAAGTTTACGCCATTCCTCATGAGGCTCACGGTCAGTCGTATCCCACCATTTGCGGACTACCTTCTTAAATATATCCTTGTTAGTCGAGGTATCAAACCAAGTTCCAACAGCAGACATTTCTTACCTCCTTACAAGTTCTGGAGCTTATCGGGGTCGAATTTCACATACACCCGACCATTAGCCTTAGCTCCATCCCTAGGGTCAAGTTTCTCAATTCTAACAGTTGTAGTAGAAGTGTCCCCAATGTCAACACTCATACTCCCTGCTGTCCCAATGTTCAGACCATACTTGCCACCAACCTGAGTGGCAGCAGTAGTAGTATCAGCCTGAGCCAAGAAAATCTGGTCGGGCTGAATCACAAGAACAGGAACATCATCGCCCGTAGTCCCACTAGCATCTTCTAAGGCCACACCATAAACAGTTTGGTCTGAACTAACAATAGCAACCTTGCCAGAAGTAAGCATAACAAGGTCGCCAGCCTTAAAAGATTGGGAAGCAGCTTCAGGAAGATGATTGATAATACTGGGGCCTTTTATTAGCCTAAAACCAATAGTAGCCATTTGTTTTTCTCCTCCTAGAAAAGCATTTTTCAGCGGAGAAGTTTGGATTAAAGAAAGAGGTAAGAACTAGATAATCTTGTATAAATCTTCCTCGTCAATAACGGCTCGTCTATCTGCTTCGGATACACGGCGTTTAAACGCCCGTCGAACATTATCAGCTTCTCTGTTGGCTCGGTCAATCTCTCTTTTTCGTTTCTCTGTCCATCGGTCAAGAGGAATTTTCATTAGCACAGTATCCATGAAACGGTAATGCCCTTCGGCATCAGGCTCTAAGCCTTCTGGCCAATAAGGGTCTTTACCAGCTACCACAAAATCAGCACCCAACTGATACTGATAAGTTTTGAGCATGGTAAGCCCGCCTTGTGGGTCATATTGAACCCACTCCAGCCGATACTTGTGCCGTATCCCCTTCTTTAAGTAGTCTTCGTTTCTCACATAGACTTTCTTGCCCGTGAAAACAAATTTCCCACTAGAAGGGTCTGATTTCTGCTTATCCCACTCAGACCGTCTTAAATCAACAATATGAGTCTTGTAGAAGTGTAGCGTTCCTGGTTGTATCTGCATCATGCTCCTCCTTCTTTCTCCTCCGCTAGCTCTTTAGCAAATTCCTCAGGATTAAACCCAGCCCTCATAACAAATGCTTTTTGTTCTTCAGTTAACAAGGCCGTGGGTTTTTCCTCAGATGGTTTCACAGTTTGGGGGCGTTCAGTGTAAGGAATGCTTGCTGGCGGTGGAGATGGTTGTGAAAAATACTTGCTCAAGTCATATTCACCCATGCCTGCCCTTACCATGGCGGCCGCTTTCTCCCAAGTCTTGGGGTTGGCTAATTCGTAAGGTGGAATGAATCCACTAACAAACGAATTGAAAACCGCATTGGCCACTTGTGACTCAATCCCCTCATAGAGCTTGGGATTATTTTTGAGAGCATTTTCTTTGCCGCTAGCAAGATACATCTGGGCTTCAGTAACTCGGCGTTGTTCTTCCATCATTTGCCGTTCAGCTTCCCTTCTTTCCATAATCTTGACTACATCCTGAACCGTTGGGATGTCATCAGGAGACGGGGTAGCCTCAGGCATCATTTGACCAGGTTGAAAAGGCACTTGGCCAAATTGCCCAGGTTGCCCTACCTGAAAACCAAATCCCATCTGGTTTGGGATATAGCCCTGCCCCGCTGGCTGTGAATAAAGTTGCGACACTATGCTTTGGAACTGTTCAACTTGTTTTCTGAGGTCGCCAATCTGCTTGGCTTGCTCACCAACAAACTTTTCCTGTTCCTGAAGCATGGCCGCTAATTCCTCTGGAGATTTTCCCTGATACTT